ATTACTATCCAGTTTAATAAGTTTAATGGACTCTTCTTGAATTTTCTGATTTATAATGGACAATTCTGATTTTAATTTGGTATGCTCGGCTGTTAAGTCCGTATGAATTGTCGTGGCATGAGTGACGACATTTTCCGTCTGGTTTAATTCTGTTTGATAATCTTTACCCTTATAAATTTTTAATTCAGTATTAATTTCCTTCTTCTTGTCATTGGCAATCTTACATAATTTATCAAAGACATCGATCCCAATAAATTTGACTAAGATATCTTTTCTATCACTATTACCCATATCAATAAATGATAGATTATTCTTTCCGAATTGGAAATATGCCGAAGTTAAGATAAAATCATCAAAGGTTCCTACATATGTCCGAATAACTTCATTCGTATCACTTCTTTCTGTGCCGTGCAATTCAATTTCTTCTCCATTAACAATTTTCCAGAATCGAACATCAACCTTAACTGCGCCAGTTCTTCCCATTGTTCCTTTTCGTTCTATGAAATATCGAATATCATCAATCTCTAATTCCAATTTACATTTGAAAGATGATTTTTGGTTATTTAAGACGTGAGTTCCCTTTGAAGATGTTGACGTTTTATCAAATAAACAAAATAATAAACAATTCAAAGCCGATGATTTTCCACTGGCATTTTTTGCGAATATACCATTAACACCCGTCACATTTTCAAAGTTTATATAATTATCAGAACCATACTTAAACATATTCTCCCACTCCATCCTGATTAGTTTATATTTAGAAGACCCAATATTATTAGAGGCCACAACCTCTTTATTGATATTTTGATTTATACACATGATATTATCGAGGTTAAGAGTCGATATATCGGGGCTTATTTCTGAGAGATGCTTTTTAATTAACTCATTCTGGTAAGTTACATCAAATATATTTTTTAAATTTATATCGGATACAATTTTATTGGTGGTATCTATATCAGCCGTTTCTCGTATGAACGAACTTTCTATTATATTATGAGTTTCTTTTAATGTTGCTAATATAGTTTTTACTTCGGATGGAATGGTTTCTTTACAAATAACTCGTAATCTTACATTTTTTGGTAAGGATGATATATCCGTTACTAATTTACCATTCTCTACTCCAATAGTATAAAATCCATAGTCATTTTTTAATTCGTGGTGAGTATATGACATATCAGACAAATCCCATAATGAGTAGCCATGTGGATTATTAAATTCAGAATGATTCTGTGAAATACAAGAACCGGCATATCTAACTATCGGCTTATCATATTGATAATCATATTCTTGTAAATTTTGGGAGAAATGTATGTCACCCAAAAGCAGTGCGTGATGATTATCAAATAACGGAAGCATTATTTTCGGGTTTTCTAATACGTGTCCGGAGTCTGATATTGATTGGTCAACTGCCCCATGAAATACCCCTATAATTCTTTCATATTTATTTTTATATACTGATGGAATATCTTTTCCCAGAGTATATTTTTCTGGTTCGTCGAATACCGACATGTTATTGAATAGAATATTAGAAAATCCATATAATCCACTCTCCCGTAAATAATATACGTTTGAGTGATTGAGGGAATTTACGATTGGAGTTATACTATCTAATCGGCTTTTATTGGATAGCACTGCGTCGTGATTGCCAGCAATTATAATCAGAGGTCGTATATCAGCGATATTTTTAATAAATTCCGAGGCCAATTGTAAACTTTCAGGAGAAATTTCGTTTTTTTGGTGCAACAAATCTCCTGCAAAAACAACTATTGTAGTTTCTGATGTATTTTTTATATCCGTATATAATACATCAAATACTTCCCGAAATTCTATATTGCGAACAGAATTTCTTATATGGGCATCGGCCAAATGTAATATATGTGTTACTTTTTCTATTTCTGTTTTTAATATTGTAATCATAATTTACTCAGTTTGTATCTCATTAAATTTTCCCATTCAAATGGGACGGAATCTTTAATTAATTCGTGAACTTTTTTAAATCCTAATTTTGATGGATCTTTTCCATCTAATTTTACTAGATGAACATTAATACCATATTTCCATAATAACTCACAATTCTTAACGGCATCGTCCAACGCATCATTATCCAATATCATATTAACTCTCTTTATTCCATTAGAAATAAGTTTTTCCTGTAATTTTTTTTGTGGATATTTTCCAAATAACGGAATGGCATTATTATGGACGGCAAATGCATCAAATACTCCTTCAACGCACGAAACTTCATCATATTCCCAATTTAATTGATTTTCGAACCCTATTATATCATTCGAAAAATCCGGCTTTCGATAACGGAAGGCTGATAGCTCATCATAATATGAACGACCAATATAGAAATTTAATTTATTATCGATATCATAAGAAGGAATTATTAATTGTTGTCGGAACATTCCTTCCTCGCAATATCCAATATTATATCGAAGAATATCAATCATTTCAACGCCACGAGTTTTTAAATAATATATGGCATTTCTATATTCGACACTATCGGTAACAGTTGATAATGATATAAATTCATTGGGCAATTGAATATCTGTAGGAACTAATTTTCGTGTATATGTTCTTACTTTTCGAACTTCTCCCGATAATTCAAACATCTTATTTCTAAGATGTTGCGGAGCATTTAATTTTTTAAGGAGAGAGCCGAAGCTCTTGCTAGATTTATGACAACGCCAACAATTTGAAAATCCAATTCTCTCCCCGTCAATACACACTTCCATTTTTTTAAATCCATCATGACGATTGCAGAAGGGACAATCAAATAATAACTGAGTCATTCCTTTACGGACTTTGCCGTGTTGCTTAAATGCCTCATTAAGAAGCGATATAATATCCGATTTCACTAACATTTCTACGTATAATATCGTAAAAATGAATGAATATCAACTTTTTTTAATATTTAGCAGGATTCTCGTTGTAATCGTCTAAAGTTTCTTGGAGTCTTGAAATTGCAATTTGAATAGACACTCGAAACCATTCTCCTTTTTGAATTATATCAGTAGCAAAATAGTGCATCATTTCTTTAATTTTCTTTTCGGCAATTTTATATTTTGGATGAAACATTGAAAACTCTATTTTATAGCTTCTTAATGGATCAGCCGTTTGATATTGTGATAACCTAGAATTTAAATCGTCAGTAATTCCAATTTTACAATACCCATTAAATTGTGGATTTGTAATGATATATAAATAACCACCAGTATTATTTAACGTTTCCATATCTTTTTATATAACGAGGATCGACAAACATACAAGCATCACAAATATTAACTTCTCCCTCATTTCCGTAATTCCTCCAATAACCCCGATCTACTTGATAATATCCAGCCGTCATTATTATGCTTTTGAAGGAATCATCTAAAATTCCATCGACGGTTGAATGACATCTATCACAGATTATCGTTTTGGTTATTTTCATATTTTATTTCTTATTCTGGGGATGACATCTAAATCTACAGCAACAGTATTCGTTATAGAATTTTTTTGAGAACACGGCGTCATTATCAATAATAAATTTTGTTTCATGAAAAGAAAGCTCCATTTTATTTTTACACCAATGTAAAATCTCAAATTTGAAATTCTCTTTTCCGAGTTTTTCGATATCTGAATTTAAAGATTTTGAACTCCCAGTATAAGTTTTCCAATCACTTTCCTTTGTTCCTCTGCGTTTATTGGTTCGATTTTTTAACGCTTTCTTGGTCGTTTTAAAGACTTGAAGTTTTTTACCAATGTATTGCCGGTTATCAATTAGATTTGTTATTTTATATATGAAACCAATAGCCCCATCTACAGGAGGAATATTACATTGCCAGTGACCTAATTCTAAACTCATATCTATAACTAGCAAAAAATCCCACGATTAAGTGGGATTGATGATTTAAAATTATTTTATTTTTTGTATGGAGTTGTATCTATTCCTTTACCAAAATTACTGATTTCAGTGTAGGTTGATCCATCAACTCCTTTAAATTCTGACTGTCCCTGTATCGCATTAATTAAATACTCTGTTGAGGTTTCAAATAATTTAGATTTCATGGAGGGCGTTATATTACTTTTTCCTGCTCTCTTAGCATCGAATGCCCCTCCTTCTCTTTGATTTAAGTATCGTTGTTCTAAATTTACAGTTTCGCTTGGTCTTGGGGTTGGTGTCATATAATTTGTATTGGTTGGTTAGTTATAACATCATATAATTCATTTTTATATTCGTTATATCTTAAAAATGAGATTGGTTTAATTGCATTTATAATTCTATCTTCTCTCAATTTATCTTTTGTTTTATATCGTGGTGATTCGTGATATCTTTCATCATATTCAAATACGATATTTTTAGTCGTATCGTATCCGTCTAACGAATACCACGATACTTTCAATTCTCCACCGTTTAATGCGTGTTGTAAATTCAGCCCTAAACATTTATTCAGATTGTCTATATAATCACATGCTTTGGGATTATAATTTGCCATTTTAATCCCGTTTAATGCTATTTGGTTCCATCTATGTTTTCTTAATTTTTCACGAGTAATCTCAGAGATATTTTTATTTCTTAATTTTTCACGAGTAACATCCGAGTGTTTATATCCCAA